CACCGACAGGATCATTCTGACCAAGAGTGGTCAGAGAGTTTTCGATATACCATCCACCAGGACCTTGGAATGCATGACTCCAGACTTGTGCCCAGGGCAGATCCTCACCAGTGGGAGCAGGGAGGAATCGAATGACAGCGTAACCGTTGCCTGCCTTATCAACCTCAGGTTTCCAGAGGCGATCATCAGGACCGTTACCGCCGCCTCCCTTGTTCATCTTCTCAAGTTCCTTAGTCAGAGCAGAAATGGAACCTGAGGACTTCTTCAGGGATGCAAAAGACATGTGTGTTCTCCGTATTTTTCGTATTTGGCATTTTTGCCATGAGATCATCATGGCATACTATTTAGGGCGTGTCAACCCCCTTTTGGATTTCCTGACGCCACCCGAGGAGCTTGTCCTCCATGACCTGCAGGATGCTCATGAGGTTGTTACCACCTGAGTAAATGGATGAGATCGCATCGATCCGATCCTTGATCATCTTAACTTCGTTTTCGTCGTCGTCTTCCTCACTGACATAATTTGCCATCAACTGAAGTCTTGAGTAGAAAACCTTCTGTTTAGCGATCAATTCCAGAGTCTTTTCGATATGCTCTAGGCGTTCTTGAGGATTAAAATCCTCAAATCCTTGAGACATTTTGAGTAACTCTGTATACGTTGATTGGAGGTCTTCCAATTCTTCATGGACAACCTCCGACTTAAAAAATTCATTTGTCATATCGGCAGAACTCCTCTGCTTGTTCTTTTAATACAATTTAGTTGTTGTGCATTTGCTTTGATTTTATCTTTAAGTGGTTTCGATATGAGTTTACCGACCACATCAATCTCAATTTCATACTCTTCACATACAGAAGCAACTGCTTCTATATAATTGATGAGACCATTACTGTTCTGGACAGTATGCTCAACCAAAGCACTAAACTTGTTTTGGGTCATAAAGTTTTCTTCTAGTTCCTTCACTTATTCATACCCCCAACATAATAACGGAAGTCTTTGATCCAGTTACACAGGGTATCAACATAAGGAACTTTATCATATCTTTGCTCAATTTGGGTTTCTCCGTTTTCTGCCACAGATAACGTGACCAGTTTCTTTACTTCGCATCCAGTGCGTTCCCAATACATGTAAGCATATGCTGCTTCTTGTACAAAGTATTTCTCCAACCACTCAACCTTTTTGATTTCTTTGGTGGTCTTAAAGTCAATGATTGCTAGTTCACCATCAAACTCAGCAATGCAGTCAACACGACCAGCAACCCGTAAATCATCAGAATAAAGAGGGGCTTCCAGCATGTGAATATTATCAATACGATCAAGAATCGAACGAGAAAACCCAAAAAGGTACGAGGCAAGACCTTCGCTCTTCTTAACTTTCTCCACATTATTCTTGAGGTAGTGCTCAACGATGCCATGATATTGAGTACCTCTCCATGATGATGATCTGCGAATCTTTTCTGCTTCTGTGTAACCAACTCTCTTCTCCCACTCAAGAATAGTGGGGGCAGAGATATGTCCAATCACAGTTGTAATAGATGGATACCAAGATCCTTTTGGTGATTTGTAG